GGGGGGGAGCTCTGGGTCGAGCACCTCGCCGAACAGGCGCACGAGGTCGGCCCACTCGGCATCGGCGTACGCCGCGCGCAGGCCGGCACGCAGTGATTCGGGGTCGAAGATGTTCGTGTCGGGCGGAGCCTCGATCGAGTCGTACAGGATGTCGATGGGGATCATCGGGTTGTCGGCGTGCGCGACCACCTGCTTTTGCCAGGCGTCGAAGGTCCGCTCGGCAATCGAGTCCATGCCCTGCGCGTGCGCGTTCGTGCCGTCGAGGGTGCGGGCTTGCAGCCACTTCGGCGACTTGCCGACGTTCCGGCGGGCCACCTTCGCCATCCGGTGCCCGCCGTTGCTGTCGGTCATGTGGTGCGTCTCGTTCAGGAAGATGAACGTCGCGGGGTCGCCCTCGGCCGTCATCTCGGACGAGGTGAGCACCTCCATCCGCCCGCCCGTGTCCTTGATCGAGGTCTGCGTCTTGCCGCAGTCGAGGCCGTAGTGCGCGCGGGCGTCGCGCGAGAGCATCGCGTTGGCGATGACGAGAACGTCCTTGCTCTGCGCCTCCGAGTTGCTGGCGATCTGCACGAGCGGCATCGCGTGCGGCACGCCGAGCCAGCGACCGGCCTCGTCGTCGTAGACAAGCTGCGTCGGGCCGATGAACTCGGCGTCGCAGATCGACGCGCCGAACGGGTCTTTACCGGTGCCCTTGGCGCCGCGCTTCGCCCCGCGGCGATAGGTGAACCGTCCCGTCTCCGGGTCGAAGGCGTACCAGAGGATGACGAAGCGTTTCTGCCCGGGCGTGTACCGCCACGGGGCGCCGGTCTGGTAGTCGATGAGCCCCGGGCCGATGTCCGGGCGGCGGCCCTCCGCCCAGTCGATGACCCCGGGGCCGATCGAGTTCGCGATCAGGCGGGCTTTCTCCCGGGGATCGCTCGGCCACGGCAGCGTGAGCCATGCCGTCGTGCCGTACCACGGGTCGACGCGGTACCCCGGGAGCATGAGGTCGGCGGCCCCCGGGCGATCGAGGGTCGCCGCCGTCATCGCTGCTGCCGTCGGTGGTGCCGCTCAAGGGCTCGGCGATCCGCCCTGCTCAGGGTGACCCACTTCGCTGGGTCCTGGACCCACTCGGGCACCGCCGGCAGGGTGCGCGCGGGGGCGTGGACGTCGCAGCTCGCCGGGTCGGCGCACGGCTCATCGCGAGCTAGCACGCGCGACGGCACGTCGGCGCGCTCGGCGAGCGCCTCGACATCGCGGGCGAGCTGCTGCCGGTACGCGACCGGGTCGGCGATGATGGCGAGCGCCTCGGCGTCCGCGCGCGGCAGGTATTCGAGCGAGTCGCCGTAGCCGTCACGGCTCATCACGACACCTCCGGGGCGCCGAGCGAGGAATGGTCGTCGCGTACATCGACGACCGGGGGCTCGGGAGGGAGGGTGATGTGCTCGGGCACCTCGACGGACTCGTGCCCGCAGATCGTGCACCGCACGAGGTCGGCGGAGGGCTCGACGACCGGGTGACGGCACTCGCCCGGCGTGCGGTACGCGACCGGGCAGGGGGCCTCGGCGCCCGAGTGCGTGAAGCATCGGCCCGTGCCGGCCACGATGACCGCGTCGGCGGGGTCGGCCGTCGTGAGCGCGTAGCAGAACGCCTCGGGTTCGCTCGCGTCCCACGCGTAGACAGCCTTCCCGCCGTCCGGCGCGGGGTACGACCGCATCATGAGCGTAGCCATCACAGGTCCCGGTAACTGTTCATGTCGACGACGTTACCGCCCTGGTCAGCGCCCGCCGGCTGGTCCGGCTTGCTCTTCGGCTCGACGTACCGGATACGCAGCCCGCGGCGGAAGTCCGCCGTCACGCCCATCTGCTTCTCCCGCGCCGTGAGGCTCGCGCCGGAGTAACCGCGCCAGCCCTCCATCGTGCGCGCGTGGATCTCGGCGGTGTCCATGGCGAAGCGCCACTCGGACTCCGTCCACAGTTTCGCGTGGGGCATGCGCGCGATGTCGTGCCACCACTGCTCGGTAGCCGGCGGCCACGTCTCCGAGTTCGCGGCGCCGACCTCCATCACGGAAACGCCTCCGGTCGCGCGGTCGCGCAGCGGCGGGCCGCCGAGGAAGGGCACGTTGTCGACGTCGGTCCACTCGGCAACCTGAGCGTGCCGCGTGCGCACCTGCGACCGATCATGCTTCGGGATCGCTCCGGGTACTGGCATTAGACCACCTCCTGTAGGTCGCGCTTCGTGCTATTGCAAAGGAAGTGCGCAGCCTGGACGTTCCACGGGGCGTGAGCCCCTCCGCGCGGGACCACGTGATCGATTGTCGGAGCAAGCGGGTGCGGCACGACCTCTGCCATGGCCAGCGGATCGCCACAGAGCATGCATCGCCACAGGTCCCGGGCGAAGATCTCGGCGCGGCGTACGGGCTCGCGATGCGCACCCCGATGACGCGCACGACGTCGCGCTTTCTTGACTCTATTAGTGCATGTACTTCCGCAATACCCCCCGCCAGGCTGCACGGAAAGGTAGCCGGAACCGCACTCCCAGCAATAACCGGCATGCCAAACCCGCCCGCTTGACGGGATGCGCAATACGCCCCGAGCGCCGAGGGGAATAGGTAGTCGACGGAGCAGGCGAGCTCGACTCTTGCCCTCGGCGCGAGCGCGGATCGCCTGCGGCGAGGACATCGCGTCCCGCCTCGAACATGACGCGCACCGTGTCGTTGGCTTGTCAGCCCTAATGCTGATCTTGACGCCACAGCCGGCGCAATCTCTATCAACCATCCGTGGCCGCGACGCGCCACTCGCTCGGCGCTGTCGCATGTACTCACGCTGACGAGCGTTCCTGCGCTCGCGATCCTCGGGCATTAGGCCATGCTAGCAGGAACCTAGTAGCTCTGTGCAACGGTTACTCTAAGTCATGCGTGACTTAGAGTAACATCGGACATAGAGGGCATACTAGGGCAGAAATTTGCACACAGGCGGAAGCTCTAACCCCTGCCGCGCTGGTCACCCCGGGGGGGAGGGGCATCCCCACCCATCAATGTTACGTTCGGTTAAAAATGACTGTGAGTGAAGGTCGCTCGGCCGGCACCCGTAACCGCTTGTGACGAGCAGCGTGCATAGCCTGTGCACCTTGTTGCCCTGTTCGATGCCCATGGCATCGCGTGCACACGCCACGGAGGTTCGCGTCACTGTGATCAGCAGCATCGCCTATGTGATCAACCTCGGTAGAGCGTGCGCCCCAGCAGTGAGTGCGCAGCATGCACGTCGGATCACGCCTCAGGATGCGAGGACGGATGGTCGAGTCCCATCCAGCCGGCAGAGGAACAGTGCGCCACTCCCGGGCACCACGGGGGCGGGGTACGGAGGTGGCCATAGGGGGGAGTGTAGAACGACCCCCGGCCTGCTGACCGGGGGTCGTTCACGTGGGGGTAGGTGTCAGCAGGAGCCGACGTTGCCCGGTGCGGTGGCCACGCCGGACACGAACTTGTAGCCCGCGCCGCCGATGTAGATGCTCCGTGTGGTCGTCACCGCGGTGAATGCCGCGCTGTACGCCCCCGAGTCGGTGTCCGGGTGCAAGGTGAACGACGAGACCAGTCCGGCCGGAGACGGGTTGACGGTCGACAGGCTCGCGATGTACCCCGCGCCCGTGCCCGGGTACAGGCCGTTCCCGAGGTCGCCGCACGGCTTGTCGTTGCTCGTTCCAGGGTGATTCACCCCGTTGTAGTAGTACTCGCCGTCGGCCTGAACGAACTTCGCCGTCGACCACGTGGATCCGCCGAACGCGGCCGGCGTGTAGCAACCGACGTACGTCCCCGCGTACTGCACCCACCACCCGGTAGACGCCGTGCCGCACCCGGTCGAGGCGTACACGATGATCAGCGACTTCCCCGTGCCGATATCTGCCGACAGATCGGCACCGAGATTGAGCGGGTTGGCAGGGTTGTCGACCCAATTCGCGCCGCCCGTGTAGCAACCGTTGTCGACGCTGTTGTGCCACGCGCAGACGCCGAGGTGCGGGTTGAAGTTCCCCCACACGTTCGGCTCGACGGCAACGAACGCCTCCATGGCGTTACCCGCTACGCCCGAGGTCGTTTCGTTGACGATCAAGTCCAGCAGGGAGTGGTCATAGGTGCCGCTCCCGTTCGGCGTGTTCGGCACGAATGGCTTCGAAATGAAGATGTTGGCGCCGAGCCCGCGGCTGAAATCGGTTCCGCCGTAGGTCTGCGATCCGCCCGCGTAGTAGTAACCCGCGCCATTGAACGCGGTCAGCGTCTTGGCGCTCGCCTTGTGCTTCGAGGCGACGGCGTAGCCTCCGCCGGCTCCCGTCGGGACGATGTGGCGGCCCGCGTGCGGGGCAGCCTGCGCGGGCGCCGAACCCGCCGCCGTCCCCGTGAGGCCGATCAGGATTGCGGCGACGATGGCCGCTAGCTTCTTGCGCATCATGACCAGCGAGCTTACGCGCGGAGCCCTCGGCAACGGGGAAGGCCGAGGGCTCCTGCTCATCGTGCGGTGCGTCGCTCACCTTGCCAGGACAGCAGCAGCGCTAGCGGTCGCCGTTGTTGTCGGAAGCCCCGACGCTACCCGCGAGCGACGGGCTCCGCAAAAGTGTGGTTCAGTTCGGAGCCCTCGGCGTCGACCGCCATCATGGGCGCGGCGCAGACTCGTTGATCCGTGTACTTGTGCACCCAGACGAAGCGGTCGTCGCCTTCGTCGCCGACGAGCGGATCGCTCATGCGCCGCGCGACGAAGATGATCGGGGTGTGGCAGTTGCGGCAATCGGCCTTGTCGCCCGGGCGCCACAGTATCGGTATGTGCTGCGTCTGCTCGGCGAAGGCGGGCATGTACGCGGTCACGTCGGGCGCGGCCGGCACACGAACCACGGCGAAGTCCGGGGGGCTCGCCGGCGGAGGGGGCGAATCGAAGCGCGCAGCCGTGCGCCGGTACTGCGATTCCTCGCGGATCTCGCGGGCGATGCCGAGCAGGATCTCGGCACGCTGCGACTCGGCCGCCGAGCACGGGGTAGCGACGATGCCGAAGGCGAGGGCGAGCGCTTGGCTCGCGGTCGGGGTGGGCAGGTCAGGGTTCGGGTTCGTCATCGAGGAACCTTTCGAGTTCGGTGATGTTGAGCTTGACCGGGAGTCGGTCAAGCCAGTCGGTTCGCCAGGCGTAGGCGTATTCGGCCTTCCATCCGGCCACGCTGCCCGCGTTCGCGGCCGTACGGGACCACAGGGCGACCGCGCGGGCGGCGCCCTTCCCGAGGCGCAGCGCGCACCCCTCGTTGCGGTCGTGCGCCATCCAGTAGGCGGGCTCGACGACCCATCCCGCGGCGATGGCGTGCCGGCCCAGCTTGACCGCGCTCATGCCACGGTTGCTCACCGCGTACTCGTGCGGCCCGCAGGGCGGCCGTGCGGGCACGAGCGGCGGCGGGATCACCACGGGCTCGTACGGCTTGCGCGCTTCCTCTATCGCCCTGCTGCGGGCCTCGGCCTCGCGGCGCATGACCTCGCGCCAGTTGATGAGCTCAACGGGCGCGGGCACCTTGAACGTCCCCCTGCGCCCGCTCTTGTCGGCGGTGGCGGGGTGACATTTCAAGGTGCCCGGGTCGTGCGTGCTCCGGCCGTACCCGCAGCTCGCGCAGCGGCTCATCAGGAATGGGCCCACTTGTTGAGCAGCACCGCGACGAAGATGCACGCCGCGTCCGACAGGACGCGCCAGTCGGGGAAGGCGACGAAGAGCATCTGCCACAGCACGCCGAGCACGACGGCGGCGGCGATCACGACGGCGGGCGTCGGCCGCATCGGGGGCTCGGAACGTGCGTCAGGGACTTCGCTTGTCATGCGGAAACCAATCCGGCCCCGCCTCCGGGGGAGCGGAGCGGGGCCTGTTCTCGGGGTCAGGACTTCGGGTCGTCGCGGTGCTGGATGGCGTAGATCAGGATGTCGACCATCACGGCGGCCTCGGGGTCGTTGTTGTCGTTGGCCACGACGTCGAGGTCGATGTGCAGCTTGAGCAGCTCGGCGAGCTTGTCGGCCTGCTCGGTGGTCATGACGATCTTGACCTCGCCGTGCTGCGCGTACTCGCCGTCGGCCGTGATGTCGATGTCCATGGTCAGCGGGTCGCCCATGATGGTTGCCTTTCGTTTCGTCCTGTTTCATAACGTTTCGGGTCGCAAGGGGGGCGGAATCGTAGGTCAGGCTCGGCGCCTTTCATTGCCGAGGTCATCGCTACCAACTTCCGCACCGCCCCTTGCGATGTGATAACCCTAGCAGGTACCTAGCAGGTTCAGGAAGACCCGAGCCGCATCATTCTCCGGAAACTTTCCACGGCCTCGGCCGCGTTGCGCTTGGCCTGCGCCTCGACGCCCCGCCAGTGCTGGTCAGGAGGCTTACGCCCGCGCAGGGTGGCCGAGGTGCCCGGGCGCCAATGACGACAGCCCGAGGGCGGCACGAGGGCACCGCACGCGCCGCAGGGGCGATGGTCACGCATCGAGCAACGCGGCGGCACGGGCGACGGCCTTCGCGTCCCGGTGCTCGCCCGCCGTGCGCCCGTCCGGCCGCCGCCGCGACCGCCACGGGGCGGTGCGCTCGGCCTGCCACATCGGCCGCTGTGCGATGTACCCGTCACCCGCCGCCATGGCGTAGCCGATCTCCATGTCGGCCTGTATGAGCCCGTTGCGGGCACCGCCGCGGGGGACAGCGTTGAGGTGCGCGACGTGCCAGCGCAGATCGAAGCGGTCGGGGGCTCCCGACATCGCCGCCGAGAGGTAGACGAAGCCGTCCGGCACGGGTACGAACCACACCCCCCCGGGCGTGCGCAACCATGCCGAGTGCGCCTCGCCGAACAGGTCGACTAGCTCGTGAGCGAGGTCGCCGTCCGCGTACTCGACCGGGTCGGCCTCGCCGGCTGGGCCGTTGTCGGTCTCGTCCGCCGGCAGGACCGCCTCGTCCTCGTCGACCTCGTACATGAGCAGGTCGTCGGGGATCTCTTCCTCGCCGGGCGCGCCGCCGAGGCTGGCGAGGGTGGCGAGCTTGTGCCGGCCGGTCACGCCGGTCACGTCGAGGATCCAGCAGAACGCCTTGCCCGGGTACAGCCGCAGCCCGCGGCCGACCATCTGCTGATAGAGCGTCGCGCTCGACGTCGGCCGCCCGAGGATGACGCACGAGGTGCTCGGCAGGTCGGTCCCCTCGGTGAAAAGGCCGACGTTGCACAGGACGGTGATCCGGCCGGCGCGGTACTCATCGAGGGCCTGCCGACGGACGTCGGCAGGGGTGGTGCCGTCGAGGTGGGCGGCGGCGACGCCCGCGTCGTTGAACGCCTGCGCCTGCTCGATGCTCACGGCGACCGTGGGCAGGAAGGCGATCGTCGGGCACCCCTTGGCGTGCTCGACCCACGCATCGACGATCCGCTGAGGTGCCATGGCGGCCGACATCGCCGCCCCGAGGGCGCCCGAGTTGAAGTCGCCCGCGACCCGCCGTACGCGGCCGAGGTCGAGGTCGGCGATCTTCACGCGCACGCCGCGGGGCGGCACAAGGTACGGGCCCTCGGGGTGGCGGATGAGATCGATGAGCCCGATCTTCGGGTCGACCACGTCCTCGAAGACCTCACCGAGCGCGCGGCCGTCGGCCCGGTCGAGGGTGGCGGTCACGCCGAGCACGAGCGGGCCGCCCTCGTCGTACGCGCCGAGTTCGCGAAGAACCCTCATGTACGTGTCGGCCGTGGCGTGGTGCGTCTCGTCGATCACGATCAGCCCCCATCGCCGCGTCCCGAGCAGCGGGAGCGTCGCCTTCGTGCTGGCGGTCTGCACGCTGCCGACGACGATCTCGGCGCGGTACTGCTTGGTCGAGCCCTGTAGGCGCCCGATGCGCCGCCCGGGGGCGACCTGCTCAGCCTTGTCGATCGCCTGATCGATGAGCTCGGTCCGGTGCGCGAGCCAGAGAACGGGCCAGCCGGCGGACAGCGACAGCTCGGCGATCCGCATCGCGGTCGGCGTCTTGCCGCCCCCGGTCGCCATCACCATCGCGATCCGACGTCGGCCGGCACGCCACAGGGCGAGCGAACCCTCGACCAACTGCTGCTGATATGGCCTCAAGATCAACGGTCCGCCTCCGCCCGCTTCGCCCGCGCCCGCCACATGTTCCGATCCTGTGCGAGCCTGTGGAACGCGCCGGTAAGCGCCTCGTGCGCTGCGGCGAGCGTGTACGGCCGGTTGTCGTCGACCCGGGCGACCGCGATAGCGACGGCCTGCGGCAGCGGCATACCGACGAGCGCCTCCCACTCGGCCAGCATCGCCCGGGCATGGATGAGTTCATCGATTGCCTGATCAATGTGCTCGGGGTCGTACATCAGGGCTCGTACCTCGGTTTCGGGTGTCCTGCCTTTTGGCAATGCGTGTAGATCGCCCGCAGCAGCTCGCCAGCGGAGCTTCCCCAGTCGCGGATCGTCTCGCCGCAGGGGCAATACGCCTCGTCGCTGGGCATCTCGTAGTCGCTCGGCCCGGTCATGAAGTCGTCGAGGTCGAGCGGGAACGTGTGCCAGTCGGCACCGAGGGCGAACTCGGGGCCCTTCGCCCAGAACGCGCGCCGATGCCTCGTGCCGGCCGGTACGAGCAGCTCAAGGCGATCGGCGTCGCGCCACCTCGGGAACGTGCGCTCAAGCGCCATGATTCTTCCTCCACTCCCTCGTGTCCGGGACCATCTGAAGCGGGTAGCCCCCGGGGCGGTCGCTCGCCGCGAGGTGCAGCTCGCAGGCGGGCGTGCCGTTGAGCTGGATGCGGCCGACAACGGGGACGTACTGCCGGTCGTCGCCGTCGCCGTGCCCGACGAGCGCGCACCCCCACGCCCGGCGAGGCTCGTCGAGTCGCGCGAGGGCGTCGTACAGCTCCGGCCAGATGGTGTGGATGGCCTCGCGCCGGTACTGCTCACCCTCGCGGAAGACCTTGAACGGGTCACCCGCCACGACGCCACCTCGACGGCCGCTTGTAGTGCCGCTCGATACAGGGCAGGCACGATTGCCGCGCGGTCGCACGCAGGCCCAGCGCGCGGCGCAGCGGCGACCGCCGGTACACGGTCGCGACGGCGGGCCGGTAGCAGGTGCCGCACTGCGGGCGGGTCACGAAGACGCGGGTCGCCACGAGGACTCCATCAGGCTGAGCAGGTGGGCGAGCTTGAGAATGCCTTCGTCACCCGCGAACGGGACGACCCCGCGCCGCACTTCGAGGCCCGCGACGTCACGGACGTAGGCCGCTGCCTCTCCGATGCGCACGTCCCACGCATGCTGCTCGCGGGTGGCGAAGGTGCGGGTGTAGCCGATCCGTTTGCCGGGCTCGCCCTCGCGCTGGTCGCGCAGCAGGAAGCGGCGGACCATCTGCTTGCCGGCCTCGGTGCCGAACCACCGAGAGGTGTGGTCAGCGATGCCGACCCACTTCGGGCCGAGGCTCACGACGGTCATCTCGCGGACGTTTCCCGGGTCGTGCGCGCGGTTGCCGGTGCGCATGATGACGATGTCGCCCTTCGCGAGGGCGCCGAGTTCGGGCCTAGGCATGCCACGCCTCAGGGGCGCCCATGACGCGGCACGCGTCGTTGACCATGCGCCGGACGTCGTCCGGGTGAAACATCGAGCAACAGTCGGCGTCACGGTGGCCGAGGGCCTCATGGTTCTCGGCCGCGCCCTCGATCCAGCCTTCGAGCACGTCGAGCAGGGCCTTACCCGTGTCGTAGACCGCCCGCTTCACGATCCGGCGAACGAGGTACTCCTGCGCCTCGGTGAGGTCGGCGAGGTCGACGTCGTCGCCGACCGTGACCGCCTTCGCGGGCGGGGGCGGCGGAGGCTGGATCACGGTCATGTCGGCGACCTGCCGCGCGATGTCGGCGATCCGGTCGGCTACCG